GTCTTCCTCGTTGATGATGTCCTCTAACTGCGCGCAAATGGTATTGACATAAGTTATATATGGAATTTCAGTTACAACTAGACAATTGTTAGTCTTGTCATACTCAATGGTACTTCTCACCTTACACGCTTTTCCGTGACCGTTTTTCATGGCTTCGCGCACTTGTGAGCCATTGAGTACCGTGGCACCAGTTGGGAAGTCAGGCATACATATAATTTCATCATCATCTATATCTGGATTCCACAAAAGTTTCACGAGCGCCGAGTTCACTTCGCGCAGATTAGTGGGTGGAATACCAGACCCCATAGATACACCGATACCAAGTGTGCCGTTGACAATAGGTGCAAAACCCTTACATGGTAAATACACCGGATACTGTTCTGTATCATCGTAGTTGTCACGCCATTCTGAAATTGTATTTTTTTCTATATCTTTAAATAGATAGTTTGCAAGAGAAGTTAGGCGCGCGCTCGTGTATCTTGGGGCAGCGTAGTTGGCTCTTTCTTGTAAATTACCCATGTTTCCTTCAACTTCCACAAGCGGATAGCGTGTAGCAAATGGTTGTGCATTACGCATTATAACCCATAAACACGAAGCATCACCGTGCCAAAATATACGCGCGGCAGAACCAATTGCCTTTAATGTCTTTTGATATGGCTTCCCATGCACAAACTTATCAGTATACATACAGTACAGAATCTGACGAGCGCCCGGCTTCAGTCCATCTACAACTTCCGGTATTGCACGGTTTTGGATAACTGCTCCTGCGTAGTTTGTAAAGTTTTCTTTAATAAAGTTATTACTCATATATAAATCTCCTACTCGCGCACTTGCGAGAAATCAATGTTTTCTTGTACATATTGTTTTTTGAAATCTGTATCTTTGCCCATTAGTTTATTTAGTAGTTCTATATCTTCATCATCAAGTTTTATAGTTTTGATAGACTGAAACTCTTCTGTAAACATAGACCTATGTGCCTGTTCAGGTGATAGCGAACCAAGTCCCTTACACAAGTGAATGTCACCCTTTATGTTAATGTCTTGCTCACTCGTGAAGTAGTATTCCTTACCACCCTTTTTGACAATATAGTATGGTGACTCTAGGCGCACAAGTCTGCCTTCCTTGATAAACTCTGGCGCGAAGTATTGGAGCGCGATTGTAACTAGCAATGCAATGTGTCCACCATCGGCATCGGCATCAGATGCAATTCCCAATCTACCATATCTTAATTTTTTACTATCATACTTAAAAGGCACAATATTCATTGCACTTAATAGCAACTTAATTTCTTCGTTTTCTAAAACTTTTTCTAAGTCATTAGTAAGTACATTAATTGGCTTACCGCGCAGTGCTAGAATACCGAAGTCGTTTGTGCGCGCGTTTGCAAGCGATGAAGCAGCACTGTTACCTTCAACAAGCAATAGTGTCGATTTCTCACCCAAAACCTCCGCATCTTTTAGCTTATCACTAGCAAAAACCTTTTTCTTTTGGTTTGAGCCAATGTCCTTTTCAGCTTTAAGTATTTGAGCGCGCGCCTTCTCCGCAGCAATTTCTGCCTTTGCTTCTTTTGTGAGCATGGAGATAATGCGATTGAACTCGTCGGTATGGCGCTTGGAAAACTCATCAAGCATTTTGCCTGTTGCGCGCTGACATAGACCACGTAACTCTGGGTTATTGACTTTGGTTTTTGTTTGGTTTGCAAACGATGGGTTCGGAACTTGGCAATTAACCACATAAAAAAGTCCTGTGCGCGCGACGTCAGGTGACACCGTGTCATTAATGTGCTTTTTGAAGAATGTGGTTAGGGCAGTTTTGACGCCAGTTAAGCTTGTACCGCCTTCAGGGTTAGCAAGTCCGTTAGTAAATGTGAACGATTTTTCATGGCGCTCTTTAGTCCAAAACGCAGCGACCTCACACTTAATTCCATTTTCTTCCATTTTAATATAAAGTGGAGTTTTATGTAGTGGAACCGCATTATCTTTGATGAAGTCCTTAATTCCGTTTTTAGATAGGTACTTAATTTTTTCTTTTGTTTGTTTATCTTCGAGCGCGAACTCAATTCCACTTGAAAGATATGACCAATTTTTGCACATTTCCTTTAGGTCACTAAAGTTAATGTGAATTGGTTCGAGTTTATAAACTTCTTGGCTAGGTGTGAATGTTACCTTTGTGCCAGTTTTGGTTGAAGTAGCTTTAACAGTTGTAAGCGATGTAACTTTACCATTTTCTACAATAAGCGTACAAGTGCGCCCGTCCCTAGTCGACTGCGCGCTGAAGTAATCAGACGACAATGCAGTACCCTTGGCACCGATACCATTCATACCAGCAACATTCTGATATGTTTTGTTGTCAAACTTACCACCAGAGTGGGGCATAGTGTAAATTGCCACAATCGCATCTATTCCATCACTCTCGCGCACACCAAAAGGCACACCTCTGCCCTCATCTTCTACAGTAACGGTGTTGCCATCTAAAGTAACCGTAATTTTCTTACCAAACCCCATTGTAGCTTCGTCAATTGAGTTTGTAATAATTTCTCTCACACATTGCAGTACACCCGCGTTGTCTGCTGAACCCATATACATAGCAATACGAGTTCTAATAGCATCTACGAACGATAGTGTCTGAATGGAATTAGCATCATAATTCATAGTCGTTTTCTCCCATTAAATCTTATCTTATTCTATTATACCTCATTTTTTAAAAATTTGCAAATTAAAAGAGCGGTATTTACCACTCTTGAAATTTTTTCTTTTTGGATTGAGTTTTTACTATATATAGGTGGTCGCGCGCTCGTGTATAGGCAACATATTTAATGCGCTTTTCTTCGTCTTTACCCCATGGGCGCATACCAATTACAACTACGTTATCGTTTTCTAGTCCTTTGGCTGCGTGAACAGTTAGCACCTTAACGGTGTTGTCCTTCATTTTTTGGATAAGTTGTCCTCGGTCTAGTTCAGATTGTTTGAAACTGTCGTATGGAATACCCTTGCGCGCAAGCACATAGCATACATCACTTATTTCTTGATTGGTACGACACACAATAAACCATGAGCCATAATTACCATCTTCCATAATTAGGTCAATTGCTTCTAGTACGCCTTCGAGTTTGGTGACTTGTCCTCGTACGCCACGTCCACATAGTGAATAGTCGTGAAAATCAGGGTCAAGCGCGTCTAAAACCTTCGCTGCGGTTTTGATTACACGAGCGCCACTTCGGAAATTGGTGGAAAGCGTATAGGTTTTGACATCATCTTGCTTGGATAGGTCAAGTAGAAGTTGTGGTTCTGCACCTCTCCACTCATAAATCGATTGTCGCCAATCACCTATCATCATGAAGTTAAGTGGGCGCACGTAGTTAAAGAAAAATTCATACTGTTTTCCGTCGCAGTCTTGTGCTTCGTCTACTAATAAGTGTGTAACCTTTGGAATTACATGGTAGTGCGTACTAATAAGGTCGAAAAGTTCGTCAAAGTTTTCTTCATTTAATATGCGCGAAGTATCAATTCCGCCCATAAGTAGTAGTGTATTACAGTATGAATGTATTGTACCCACAAAAACGCGCTCGGAGTTTGGTGTGTCACTCAAACGCTCACGCAATTCCGACGCTGCTTGATTGGTAAATGTGATAACCACTATCTCCGCGGGATTGGTACCCCATTGTAGTAAGGTTCTAACCCTCTCTATCATACACTTTGTCTTACCTGCACCTGCGCACGCATTTACCACAACGCGCGGTTCAGTTGTCATTATAATTTCTTTTTGTTCTTTTGTTAAATTTGTATCCATATCTACCCCAAACTATTCAGTCCGTTATTTTTAGTGTCATATATATTTATATAATAGGTTTCTTTTTGTGTTAAGTTTTCTTTAGGCACTTCTTCTAAAAGTTCAAAAGTGAAGTTGTGCGGTTTTTCCTCTGCCATTGTACGGTGGAAATAGGAAGTAGCAAGTGTGCCAACTCCGAGCGCGGTTTTAACATGGTCAGTCCAACGTCGCTTTATATTGGTGGATTTACCGATGTAAACTAGACCAGTTGTAAGTGATGTGATTTTGTAGATACCGCTGACATCTGTGCGCCCATTTAGAACTCGTTTTATCATATCAGAAGTTGGTTGTTGGTAGTATAAAGTCCATACCAATTTATTAAGTGGTACAGAGTCGTGTAATTTGGCGCGAATAGAACTCACAATTTCTATATCTTCTATATTATTAGTAGAAACTTGAATTTTGTAAAATTCTTTTTCTTGCTCCATTGCTATTGAACGCAAGATGGCTTCGTTGAGCGCGCGCCTAGTTGAACTGTAAAAGTCTATGTTGTTTTGTAGAAACGCTTGTTCGGCTTGTGCTTTGGCTTTGCAGTTGTCTAGTGTTTGTGACAACTCTGCTTGCATGAGCGCGAAGTCATCTTTTTGTTGCTCGTACTGACTGCGCGCTCGTGTAGTTTGCGTCAAATAATCTTGTTTTAGTTCTTGTGATAGGGTGTCGTATTGAGCCTTTAGTTCTTGCTCTCGATTTTTGTAATCGGCTTCTAGTTGCTCAAGTCGTGCTTGCGCGCTCTCCAAATTTTTCTGGACTTCCTCGGAAATTTGAAAAAAAGAGGGCGGCACATTATAATTATTATTGTATTTTTTCTTGGATTTAATTGTATTATATATAATATATACTAATAAACTTATACCAATTACTACTGCTATATATAAAATTATTATAAAACTCATACTAAATAATCC